GACCGGCTTATCGGTGAGGCTGAATCGGCGGCTGCCGGTGCGGGCGTCGGTGAGGATGATTTTGATGCAGAAGCTGAAGCTGCAGATATTAAAGAGCCGATAACGCAGCCGGGCGACATCTGGGAATTGGGTGACCATCGATTGATATGCGGGGATTCTACTAATCCGGATGATGTTAAAACCGTTATGGATGGGCAGCTGGCGGATATGGTATTTACCGATCCGCCGTACAACGTGGAATACGTTGGCAAGACCAAGGATCACCTCACCATACAGAATGACAAAATGGATGATGATGAATTTCGCCTGTTTTTGTCGGAAGCATTCGTTGCGATGGCGGCAGTGCTCAAAAATGGCGGGGCGTATTACATCTGTCATGCGGACAGCTCCGGCGATATATTCCGGCGGGCGGTTCGGGATTCAGGCTTGCTGTTAAAACAGTGCTTAATCTGGGTTAAGAATACGATTGTTTTAGGTCGTCAGGATTATCAATGGCAGCACGAACCGATTTGTACGGATGGAAGCCGGATGGTTCGCATAAATTTTACGGTGGGCGAAATAAATCTACTGTGATTGATGAACATCTGCCGCTGTCTATTACGGAAACGGATGATGGTTATGTGCTGAATTTCAAGACCGATATGCAGGATATAAATATAAAAGTACCGTCTTACGATGTCATTGATTCCGGCACTGACGCCGATACGACAATCTGGCGCATACCGAAGCCGACCAGATCGGCAGATCACCCGACTATGAAACCGATCGCGCTCTGTACGCGAGGTATATTAAATTCAAGCCGCAAAGATGAAATTGTACTTGAACCGTTTTGCGGTTCCGGCAGTACTCTGATAGCTTGTGAGCAAACGGGACGTAAATGCCGGGCAATAGAACTCGATCCGGTGTACTGTGATGTGATTGTTAAACGATATATTAATCAGGTAGGCACTGCCGCGGATGTTAAATTGCATCGTGGCGATGAAATAATCGACTATACAGACTTGTAATTTACATTAAGCACCCTCGATCGGGGTGCTTTTTCTATGCGGAGGTGAGGTGATGCCGCGGCGGAATGAGGAGATATATAATGCTGCTTACAACGATTTCAAGCGCGGTGTCGCTGCCGCCAAAATTGCCAGCAAATATGGGTTAAATAAAAATACCGTCTACGGTTGGTTTCGGAAATGGCGCAGTAATTCGAATAAGAAATCGGTAATAAGCGCACGCGGTCTGCGGCATAACTTATACAGCCGGTATCTTACGCCGGAAACACTCAAGGCCGCAGCTGAACTCCGGGGAGTATCTCCGCTTGATATACAGTGGATGTTGATCAGCTTGAAATTCGTCGCGATCATGACGTCGTGGCAGGCGATGATTGAATTTATCCGACAAGGCGATACAGAAATCACTACTACGGATAAGACTGTAAGTACGGATACGACAGGTAAGCGGGTAGTGACCGTATCAACGCATACAGAGAAAGTGCTTGTTTTTGATAAATGGCAGTCATTTTTGAATACGCAGGCGAAAGCAATGGCTACACTATCACATATGCTAAGAATATATGAGGATATGCTTCCGGAATCTCCGGAGAATGAGGAACGTATTACTCGCATTGATAAGATGCGGGCAGAAATACAGAATATTAAACGTCTGGGGTCTGCAGATGGCAAGCCCGATCTGGCGGGCTATATAAATGCGTTACAGGCTGGAACGTCGGAGGTGTGGAATAATGGCGGTGATTGATAGGGGTGCATCGTTTCAATTTCTGCCGTTTTCCCGAAAGCAAAAACAACTTCTCTCATGGTGGATGCAGGGAAATTCGCCATATGCTGATTATGATTTGGTTATCGCTGACGGGTCTATTCGTTCCGGAAAGACAATTGCTATGGTGAATGCGTTTCTGCTTTGGTCACTCAGTCAGTTTGAGGGGCAGGCGTTTATCGTGGCGGGGCGGTCGTCCGGCGCATTAAAACGTAATCTGCTTCGGCCGATGTTTCAGATCCTGCACTCTATGCAGGTGCCGTATACATATAATCGATCAGAGAATTATATAACGATCGGCAGTAATACATATTACTGTTTCGGTGCAAGCAATGAAGCCAGTCAGGATGTGATTCAAGGGTTGACTGCCGCCGGAGCGCTGGCTGATGAAGCTGCATTGTTTCCACGGTCGTTCGTTGAACAGATGATTGGCCGCTGCTCTGTTAAAAATTCTAAAATCTGGATGAACTGTAATCCGGAATCACCGTACCATTACATTAAAACGGATTACATTGATAAAGCTGAAGAAAAACGAATCCTACACTTGCACTTTACGCTTGATGATAACTTATCACTTACCGAAGAGGTTAAAGAGCGTTATCGCAGATTGTATCAGGGGATCTGGTACAAGCGGATGATTCTTGGGCTGTGGGTTATTGCCGAGGGCGTTATATATGACATGTTTACCGATGCGAATCTGTATAATGACAATACGCGGCCGGAGCAGTTGCGCGGTCGGAGCCGGAGATATATCTCTATAGACTATGGGACGATTAATCCCATGGTCTTTTTAGATATTTACGATGATGGCACCGACCTCTGGTTAGACAAAGAATATTATTACAATTCCCGCAAAGAGGGGCGGCAGAAATCCGATGCCGAGTATCTGGAAGACTTTAAGCAATTTGTCGGCGACGAAGATCCCGATTATGTGATTATTGACCCGTCCGCCGCCAGCTTCAAGGTGCTACTGCGACAGGCGGGGTATCGTGTTAAGGACGCGGATAATGACGTCAATGACGGAATCCGTATGGTCGCCATGCTGTTTCGGACACTACACCTGCATATACATGAGCGGTGTCAAAATACGCGGGATGAATTGGCGTCTTACGTCTGGGACGAAAAAGCCGCATTAACTCACGGGCAGGAAAAGCCTGTAAAACAATCTGATCATGCATGCGATGCCATGCGTTATTGTGTAAAAACTATGATTAAAAGCTGGAGGCTGTCTGCTTATGAAGAAGAAAAGTAAAGCTCGCCGCTTAACGAACGACGCAGGGCGGAACGTGGGGCGGAAACTCACACTCGATGAGTTTGTGAATCCGCTTGCCCGCAGCGGCGCAGGTATGCCTAACCTGCTCGAGGCGACAGAATATCCGCTAACGAGGTTTACTCAAAACTGGCAGGTGTTGAACTCTCTGTACCGGTCGCACTGGGTCGTCCAGAAAATTATTAACACTATCCCGCAGGATATGATGAAGAATGGCTATGATTTCCAGTCTGATATCAATCCCGACCAGATACAGAAAATATCAAAAATTATCCGCCAGACGCGCCTGCACTCGAAAATATTAAACGGGTTGTATTGGGGACGTCTGTACGGTGGAGCTGCCGGTATTATTATGATTGACGGCGAAGCTGACCGCATGGACGAACCACTGGATCTGGATCGGGTGATGCCGGGTGCGTTTAAAGGTCTGCTTATTATGGACAGGTGGTCTGGTATAATGCCGAGTGCTGATTTAATCACCGACATCACCGATCCGGATTTCGGTATGCCGGAATATTACGAGGTAACGCTGCCGGAAGGACAGGGCGTTATCCGACTGCACAACAGCCGCGTCTGCCGGTTCTCCGGCCGTGAAATGCCATATCTCGAGAAATTAGCCGAGAACTACTGGGGTACGTCTGAAATGGAACACGTTTTTTCGGAATTGAAAAAGCGGGATAATGTTTCTTGGAATATTGCCCTGTTGACGTTCATGGCCAACATCCGCGTTATGAAAATTGACGGGATGGAGCAGCTCTTGGCGTACGGCGGCGATAAGTCGCAGCAGGCTTTATATAATACGCTCGAAGGATTGAATATGATGCTGAATAATAACGGCATTCAGATTCTCGGTAAGGATGATTCCTACGAATCGCACCAGTATACATTTTCTGGACTTGGAGAAGTCTATGACCGATTTATGATGGATGTTTCTGGGGCGTGCGGGATTCCCGTCACAAAGTTATTTGGTCGGTCGCCTGCGGGCATGAACTCTACCGGCGATGCGGATATGGATAATTACTATGACACTATTGAGCAATCGCAGGAATCGCAGTTACGTCCGGTGCTTGATAAGCTGCTGCCCATCGTCTGCATGTCCGCTTTGGGAGCAGTGCCTGATGATTTGGATTATATATTTAATCCGGTACGCCGCCCGAGTAATGATGAAAAACAGAGCCTTGGCAGTCAGCAGACAGCAGCTGTCGTGCAGGCGTATACGGCGGGGTATCAGAAAAGACTGCGCTCCGTGAATTGCAGGGATCAAGCAAGCTGACCGGCATGTGGACGAACATTACCGATAAACAGATCGAAGCAGCGTCTGATCAGCCGGAAGCCGCCGGTGAAATGAATATCCCCGGCATGTCTTCGATGGAAACGCAGGACGCCGATTTCGAAGAAAGCAAACACCCGCGCAGTGATGACGGTAAATTTACTGGCGGTAATAGTATTGGCTTTAAGCAGGAAAGCCTTGATCTATTAGGGCAAGAGCATAAAGCTCCTCACGGAGATGCTGCCGTCCAAAAATTACTTGATTGTAAAAATGGGCATATCAAAAATGCATTTATTCGTTCTGATATTGATGACATTACGTTAATTTGGGGAAATGATGCAGTCGGGCTGAAGCATATTATTAAACGTCGCAAGGAAGAAAACGAAGATGTCGATGAACTTGTTTCGCATTTATCCGACACCATAGAAAATGGAACGTTGAAAATAAATAAGCGTGGCCGTTTTGTGATTACTAAAGGTAAATATCAAGCTATTATTTCTCCTGAAATATTCAATGATAAACTGAATTTTCTTGTTACCGGATATTTTGTATATGACAAAAAAGATCAAGGAAGTCATGAAGACGATTAACTCTCATGACTTTACGTTAGAAAGACATACTCTTCTAACAACCTTGATCTCTTCTGTCTTGATTATATATCTCTTATGATGATAAATCAATTGTGAGGTTATATATGCCACTATGGGAGCCGAGACGGCGGATTGAGCTGGCGTATCAGCGGGCATTGGAGCGTCTGTTAAAGCAGGCGCTTTTTACATGCCGCGACTGCAGCTCATATGCCGCATTTAAGCGGGCGATGGACGCTTGGTCAAAAACCGAGGAATTTCGGGAATTTTCCGAAGCTCTGGCGGGTAAAATGATTACCGGCTTGTTTGCTGATGTCGGCAGAAACTGGCGTGAGGCTGCACGCTATAACTCTAAAACGCGTGAAATGTATATGCGCTTGATGAAATCCATGGCCGGTGAGCGAGGCAGGCGCGTGCAGGAAATGATACGCGAAAACGCCGAGCTAATTCAAACACTGCCTTTATCTACAGCGGAGCAGGTTAGCGATTACGCTGCTGAGCAGGCAGCGAAAGGTAGGAGGCCGAAAGATATCGCGGCTGAAATTAGTAAGCTGTTTCCAAATCGAACGCGGGCGATGTCAAAGCTGATTGCTCGCACAGAAACGGCGAAATATCACACAGCTATGATACAAGCGGATTGTCAGGATTTAGGACACAACTGGTATTTCTGGCGCAGCGTGCGGGATGAACGCTCCCGATCGGCGCATAAAAAAATGGATGGCGTTCTATGTTCTTGGGATGATCCGCCGAATCCGGAGGCGTTATTTCCCGGATATCAGAAGCCCTATGGTCGATATCCGCCCGGCGGCACGTTTAATTGCCGATGTACGCCGGAGCCGGTTATTGTGCCGGAACAAATACCGGACACGGTACCGGTACATAAAAACGGAAAAATTACACGTATGAACAAATCGGCAGTTATTAAAATGGTAGGAGGTCTGATATAATGCAGGCTTATTACGGAAGCCGCTTTTCGCCCAACATGACGAGGACGACGGACGGCTTTTTAATCTGTCATAACGTTCCGCTTGCCCGCACGGGTGAGCAGGACTACCTGGGCAGCGAGGTCGGAATGAGCGATAGCTCAATCGTGAAAGTGTACCGAAAACCGGAAGAAGTCTTTAAGAAGTCTACTTTAGCGAGCTTTGAGGGAAAACCGGTAACGGACGATCATCCTGCTGAATTTGTAGAACCGGGAAATGCGACCGGTTATATCCGTGGTACCTGCACGAATGTCCGCAGGGGTACCGGTAAAAATGCCGATTTGATTATCGGTGATTTAATTATCTATGATGCTACGCTTATATCCGAGATTGAAGCAGGAAAGCGTGAAATATCTGCAGGGTATCTGTGCGATTATCGGGAATGCGACGGCGGATTGGAACAATGTAATATTGTCTGCAATCATATAGCGGTCGTGAATAACGGTCGAGCCGGTAGTCGGGTAGCCATCAGGGATGAAAAACCAGTAATTAAAAATGGAGGTAAGAACATGACAAAAAAAGGTAATATTGTAAGTCGAATGCTGGCGGTCTTTGCGAAAGATGAAGATACCACGCCGGAAGATTTGAAAAAAGCTATGGACGCGGTGAATGAACCTGAAGAAAAGCCGGAGACCAAACCGGAAGTAAAGCCGGAAGTGAAAGATGAAGACGTACCGGAAGAAGAAGTAAAAAAAGCACTTGATGCAGCTTTCGCACCGCTCATGAAGCGCATCGCCGATCTGGAAGCGCGCATGAACGACGAAAAACCGGATGATCTGGACAATCTTGAGAAAGAATTATCTGAAGATGAAGATCCGATTGATAACGAGGAGTCCGTCACCGAAGCTCCGGAAAATATTAAAACCGAAGACGAGGACGATGAAGACGAAAAACCGACTGTTGACCGCGCGGTAGCTCGTTCTATTCTTCGGGCGATTAAACCGACTATCGCAGCACTGCCGGATGATCAGCGGCAAAAAGTCGTTGACGGACTTCGTGGCGCACTGATACCGCAGAAAAAGGATAATTCAGTTTTCGCTAAAATGCTGCATGCAAAAGCTGCAGACCATGGCATGGCTCACGCATCCGATTTTGGGGAAGCCTGCAGAAAAATGAATCCTCATTACAGAAAGGAAGGTAAATAATTATGCCAGGAACAGTTATTGGAAAAACTCTTAATTTCGGATATCCCGGACAGATTAGCCGTCAGGGGGATGAAATTTCTCGTACCAGACCGGTAAAGAAAGGTGCTGCGAATATCCCGTTCGGTGCTGCCGTTGAAATCGGTGCTGACGGAACCTGCACGCTACTGGGTGCAGGGGCAGGCACCGCTGCTGCATTTGCAGGCGTTGCTATGCGCCGCGTAAAGTCCGCGCTCGTTTATCCTGATCAGAACCACGGATATTATGCAGCCAATGAAAACTGCGATATTCTCGAACGCGGTGCGGTCATGGTTGAATGTGTTGCAGGGAATCCGACTGTGGGCGGTGCCGTGCATGTATACAAAGCAGCCGCAAGCGGTCACAAAATGGGAGAATTCGCAGCAGCTGCAGATGCAACAAATACAGTACAGCTTACTAATGCTAAGTGGGCGACCGGTAAAGATGCGAATAACGTCGCCGAGGTCGTTATTGTAACCCGTCAGGGCGTTTAACAGGAGGTAAATAATAATTATGGGTAGAAAAATCACGATGCCGTCCATGTACGGGAACGCCGTACCGACTTTTGATAGCTCTGCTATTTCCGGCGGTCTGTCCTTTCTTGTGTCCGAACTTGAAAAAATCGATCCGAAACTGCGCGAACCGTTGACAAGCACTACATATCCCCGTGATATTAGTATTCAGTCCGGCGGCGGATGGGTAGAATCCACAAGCGCGATGAATGTCGACTATGCTGCGGTCGGCGGTAACTCCGAAACCGGCGGCATCCAGAACGCAATCCGCAGAATTCAGGCGAACGTCGGTAAAGACGTATTTAAGGTGCTGCCGTATGAAATCACCATGGGTGTTAAATTTGTGGATATGCAGCGCGGTGCTGTAACCGGACGCTCTATCGAACAGATTTACAACACCGGTATCCGTCTTGATTACGACAAGTACATGGACAGCAATACTTATATCGGTAATGCTGATTACGGCACTGAAGGGCTGGTAAACCAGTCTAAAGTAACACCGGTTTCTGTTGCTACAGGTGCTGCGGCCGCGACTGAATGGAAGAAGAAAACGCCGCTTGAAATCCTCACGGATATCAACGAGGCTATTATGGCGGGTTGGGCTGCTTCCGGGTACGACCAGACTGCTATTCCGAACCATATTCTGATTCCGCCGACACAGTATGGGTATCTGGTAACTACTATGGTTTCCATCGCCGGCGTGAACGGTGCAATCTCCATTCTTGAATATCTCAAGCAGAATAACATTGCCAAGAATAAGGGCGTCGACCTGTTTATCGGCGAATGCCGCTGGTGCGAAAAAGCAGGCGTCGGCCAGAAAGACCGCATGATCTGCTATGTCAATGAAGAACGCTTCGTCGGTATGGATGTTCCGGTTCCGCTCACCCGTGCAATGACACAGCCGGTAGTTGCTAATGCATCCTATGACAGCTTGTATGTATCCGCTGTCGGTCAGGTTAAAGTCCACTACACAGAACCGTTTGTTTATCGTGACGGCATTTAATCCGGGAGGTAATTATGGTTATTTTTGCGCATAAACGTGTAGGTTTCCGCAATCTGGAAACCGGGGCGATTTTTACCACCCGTGAGATGGATTTGGTTGATGCCCCGGATTGGATTAAAGCCGATCCGATGTTTGACTGGGCGATGCAGGACGGGATTATTACAATCCCGGAAAACAAACCTGCCGATACTGATCCGCTGGACGATATGACGAAAGCGGAACTCATCGAAATGGGCACGAAACTCGGACTGGAATTGTCTGATAAGTCCACAAAAGCTGAACTTCTTGAAGCCGTCAAAGCGGCCAGAGGTGACTGATGAATATATACGGGATTATCGCTGCTGCGTCGAATGTGCGAAGCAGTGATAATAATCCCGCATATACAATGGATGATTTCCTCGCGATGTATCCGCAGTTTAAAGACGTGCCGGAAGTTGTCAGAAAAGCATGGCTCAAGATGGCTATGAACTGCCTGCAGTATGACCGTTGGAATGACTTGTGGGAAATGGGCATGGGGTTATATATTGCCCATTTTTTGACGCTATACCTGCAGTCGTCCACGCCGGAAGGTGCCAGTACGCAGCAGATTATCAATGCCGGACTATCTCGAGGTGTCGCTACGAGTAAATCGGTTGCGGATATGTCTGTCGGGTATGATTTTGGCTCAGTCGCGAGTGAATCGGCAGGTTGGGGGACGTTCTCCCAGACGGTTTACGGTCAGCAGTTTGTGCAGCTGGCAAAAGTCGCCGCTATGGGCGGTATGACAATCTGGTGATGATATGGGCTTGACTGTAGTAAAGAAGCAACGCGCCAATTTTGATTTGGCAGCCCGTATGAAAGAACTGGGAAAAATCGGCGTATTGGTCGGTATACCATCTGACAGAACGGCACGTGACGGCGAATCGGTAACCAGCTCTGAACTGCTCTACCTGCATACCCACGGCATCCGCAGAAAAGCCATGCGGCAGGAAATGGATAAGAACGTCGAGAGCAGCATGAAATACAGCGCAGCGCATGAGTTGTATTTGCAAACTCACGGCTCCCCGTTGTGGGCTTCGCCGCCGCGTCCTGTCCTTGAACCTGCCATCGCGGCTAATAAAGCCGTTATTGCCCGGGCGATGAATACCGGCGTTAAACAATATCTGCAGACTAAGAATGACCGAGGCTTGCGAAGTGCGGGTAATTTGGCGGCATCGTACGCCAAGAAATGGTTTACCGATCCGCGTAATGGATGGGCACCGAACAGTCCGCGAACGATCGCGCTGAAAGGTTCAAGCCGCCCGCTCATCGATACGGGTGCCATGCAGGAGGCTATCACTTATGTAGTCAGAAAGGATTGATTGTATGCTGGATATTTCGTTTCTGCTTGATGATCCGGATTTCGTCACTACGTTCCAGATTGTTAAAAATCAGGGCGAGTGGCAGGACGGCGAGTATGTCGTATCACAGGCCGCTCCGGAAACGGTCAGCGGTGTCGTGAGGGCGACGGGCAAAGACGATCTGGAGATGCTTCCGGAAGCCGACCGGATATCCGGCTCAATCACATTCTGGACACGCAAGCCGATAGACCTTGATTTAACCGCCAGCCCGCCGCCGCGCCTACGGTATGCGGGCAATACTTATAAAATTATGCATCTTGAGAATTGGCAGGATTCCGGCTATACGAAGATGATCGGAATTATGCTCGGGAGGAACGGGACAAATGAAAATTAAAGCTCTGCAGTCTTTGCTCCGCACGGCAATTTGTGACATTCTTCAACAGCCGGTGAACGGCTCTACGGTGCGGGTGTCGTACCCAACAGACGGCGCACCGGGGTTCAAGATTTCGGATACCGTACTGTTCATGTTCCTGCATGAGGCAGACGATAGTTATGGTAACGATCGTTCTCCGGTATATCATACTGAGAACGGCACCGTATATCGTGATCACGTTGGAACACGGGTCTGGGATATACTGCTGACGTGCTACGGCACGGACGGGCATGAATGGCTGGATCGGGTGCGTGCGGGTGTCCTTTGGGAGAAGACACGCAGAACTCTCGAGAGTAAGAACGTGTGTCTGGTTCCCACGAATCCTGCTATCGTACGTTCTCCGGAGTTATTTAACGGACAATGGTGGGAACGGTCTGATATGACATTACGCTACAACGAACTTTACGTTGACACGGAAAACGTTGGAGCTATTGAACACGTCACACTTACTGTCCCGCACGATTCCGTGCCAAGCTCCGGTAATCAAGATGATTTTACAGGGAGTGTTAACGTTCCCTGATTATTAAAAAGGAGGCTAATATGCCGCTTAAACCGTTAGACCTGACAAGCGTTGTCAAGATTATTGTTAATCTTTCTCAGCGATCTGCAGTCAGAAAAGGATTCAATGTATGCTGCCTGATAGGCAAGACCGATATTATTCCGGCAGCAGAACGCGTCCGCGAGTATACATCTCTGGATGAAATGCTGCAGGATGGGTTCAAACTCACCGACCGCCTGTATAAAGCCGCTGCTCTGCTTATGGGGCAGAATAAAAAACCTGATAAATTCATGGTCGGCTGTATTGCCACGGTGAAGTCTGTAACAGAAACCGCTGTACAGGCTCTGAAAGCATGCCGCGAAGCTAATTATGAGTGGTATGTGGGTATCGTCTGCGAGGATCAGACCGCCACGCAGCACTTGGCAAATCTTGAATACACGAATTCATGTACGCCGGATACGGTCTATGCTTACACTTCCGGCGACGCCGAAAATGACGCTGCCGCTACAGATAACAGTGTGTTCGTTAAGGCAAAAAATAAACTGTATCGCCGTTGCTTTGGCCTGTTTTCAACAAAGCATTCCGACGCTGTGGCTGCGGCTATCGGAAATGCTATGGCTTTTATGACCGGTACGATCAATTCCGCATTTACCATGAAATTCAAGACGCTTTCCGGCATTGAAACAGAAAATGCAACTTCTGTTTTCCCGTCTAATTCCGTTACGAAAATCAAGGGAGCAAATGGTAATGTCTATGTGAACCGCGGTACTTATTACAATATGTTAGAAGAGGGCGTTATGGCCGACGGTTCATTCTTCGATGAGATTATTTTCCTTGATAAATTCAAAAATGATTGCCAGCTGGCTATCATGGATCGGCTGACACAGAATGCGAAAGTGCCGCAGACAGAAGCCGGAATGACGATCTTGCACAGGGCATTGGAAGATGTTTGCCAAGAGTACAACAAGATCGGATTCTTGGCGTCCGGCGTCTGGAATGGTAATGATGTGCTTGAACTCACAGCCGGTGATACGCTGCCGAACGGATATCTAATTCAGTCGGAACCGATTGATAAGCAGTCCCAGTCCGACCGTGATAACCGTATCGCACCGCCGATCTACATCGCACTGAAGCTCGCCGGGGCTATTCATTCCGTTGTCGTGCAGGTTGACGTCAACCGCTAAGAGGAGGCTAATGTATGAGATATTCAACTTATTCTTTTACCGATGTTACCGCCGTTATTTCGCATCCGTCCTACGGACAGTTTTCGGTTAACGGCGAGGGTATCGGGAATTTTTCTGTCAGCAAATCGACGGAACGCTCCCAGCAGAATATTGCTGCCGACGGCTCTGTAATGACCAGCAAGATTGCAGGGAACAATGGCACTGTATCTATCAATGCCCAGCAGACATCTCCGCTGCATAACTGGCTACAGGGGCTGTTTAATTATCTGTGGTCGGCGTCCACGGATGAATGGGCACAGATCAGCTTGACAATCCGCGCTCCGAAAATGAGCAAGACGATTTCCTGCTCTTACGGTGCGTTTCAGAAGGAACCGGATGAACCGTTTGAATCTCAGGGACAGAATGTTAGCTGGGTGCTGCTTTTCGGCGATATTCAGCGGCTGAATCGGGCGTGAGGTGAACTATGAATTACAAAGATATTGAACTCACGGTTGCCGGAAAGAAGCGTAAATTTCGAATTAATAAATTTGACGCACGCACCGGCAGCTATATTCTCTATACAGTCATGTCGCGTTTTCTGCCGTCCATTCTGCAGATTCACGCGGGGAATCCTGCAGATATTTCTGATATGTCAAAGCTGGTCAATACGGATGATATTGTGTCAAGTATTGCTATGAGTGAGGGAGAATTCGGAAAGCTGCAGACTGAGGCTTTGCGTGCCTGTGAAGAAATTCTTCCTGCAGGTGTTACGCCGGTACTTGATACATCTGGGAATTTTGCAGTCATCGGGCTTGAAAAAGAAGCCGTGGCTGTATTCGTTCTTACAGCGCAGGCACTGGTATTTAATTTATCCGGTTTTTTCGGCGAAGACGGCTTGACTTCCCTGTTGTCAGGGATTCAGCAGGTTACGCCGTCGCAGAGCCGGTAAATATTAACGCTTTTGCTTACTTGCCTGTCATGCAGGGCATGTGGCAGCAGAAAGAAGTATTTGATGGTACCTACACGTTGGACGATCTATTGGATGCTCATGAAATGATCATCTTACAGGCGGAGAACAAGCGCAGGGCGCAGGAGTATGCGGAAATGATGAATGGTGGTGATGCATAGTGGCGGCAAACTACATTGAAGAATATCTGGTCAAGCTGGGTACTGATGTCGACGCGCGGTCGGTTGCGGAGTTACAGAAAGCGGTTAATTCCGTCCATCAAATGGTCGGCGGGATGGAATCGCTGGCTCCGAAACTGGCGAAAGCCAGCGCACTTGTAACGGCGGCGATTAGTGGCATTGTGGCGTCTGGAGTATCACTCGTAAAGTCCATGGGCGATCAGGAAATGGCGTATGAAACGCTGGGACGGACAATGTTCGTTTCCGCCGGGCAGGCGAAGCAGATGAAGATGGCATTGGATGCCCTCGGCAAATCGGCAAATGAAGTACAGATCAATCCGAAGCTCCGCGAACAGTATCGTCAGTTATTGGCTGACAGTGCGGCAATGACTGCGGGTAGCAGCTATAAGGCCGCCATGAATCAAGTGCAGGAACTGGCATTTGAATTCACGCGGCTAAAACAGGAAATCGCCGCCGGTATGCAGTGGGTTGCTTACTATATAGTTAAAGACCTTGCGACGCCGCTCGGCAATGCGAAAAAGACGCTCAAGACCATTAATGAATATATCATCACTAATCTGCCACGCATCACACGAACGATTGCGACCGGTTTCGGTTTTGTCCGGAATATAGCATTTGCCGTCTGGCGGGTACTGTCCGGCATCGGAAAGCGAATTAACGAATTCTGGCAGCGGCTGCCGCATAATGGTAGAGTGGCATTTCTTGCGCTTGGTACTGCAATTGCCGCATTCCTTGCGGGACCGATCGGTGCTATGGCCATGGCGATCGGCGGTGTATTGCTGCTCTTGGATGATTATTTTGCCTACATGGACGGCAAGAAGAGCCTGTTTGGAGAGCAATGGGAGAAGCTGAACCGTGTTTTAGAATTATGTAATAAAGCATGGTCGGTCATGGTTGATTATGTCAGCCGATTTTTTCATTGGATCGGGCATTCCGAACGTTTACAGGCATTTGTCGCTGCGTTTGAGCGATTGGCTAAGTCACTCTATGACATTACGGAATACCTCGGCGAGAGCTTTTTTGATAAACTGTCCGAGCTATGGAGTTACGTTGTCGATACCGAAACAGTCAATGCTTTTTCAGAAGCATTTGATTCGCTCGGCCAAGGTGTTACGTCCTTAGTAAATGGCATATCGTCACTGATTGACGGAATTCTAAAATTCTTCAAAATCAGTGACGGCATTACAAGTAAAACTCGCTCTTGGACGTCATTTAAAAAAGTCCTGAAACAGATTGTTGTTATTATTGCGAAGATGATTTCCGGTATTGGCAAATTTGCGAATATCATCGGGAAATTATTAACCGGAGATTTTGCCGGAGCAAAAGCTCTCATCGGCAATATGTTTTCCGGAGGCGTCGACCTGTCTGATAAGCGGCTTGGGGCGTTATCGTCAAAATACGAGGGCGCACCGGGTACCACAGGGAGTTCCGGTGGAGCGTATGGCAGCTGGCAGATTATCCCGGATAATATACCAGATTTCCTGCAGCACTTATCCGGAATCAATACCGAGTGGTATAACCGCTTATCAAATGCGGGAGCTGTCGGCTCTGCAGATTTTGACCAGGAATGGCGGGATATCGCCAGCGAAGATCCCGAAGGGTTCCGGGAAGCGCAGCGACAGTATATCGCAAAAACGCATTATGCTCCGCAGGTCGCGCAGATCCTGAACAGTACGGGATTGGATATAGAGCAACAATCTCGAGGTGTGCGTGAAGCCGTCTGGTCAGTTGCCGTGCAGCATGGCGGCGGGACGAATATCATCGAACAGGCGATACAGGCAATGGGCGGAGCAGGTGCTATCAATATGTCTGCCGAATCGCAAAAAGCATTGATTGACGCAATCTATAACGTACGTAATGGATATACGGCTAACAATGAAGGAGTTACTGCCGAGCAATTACATGACCGCTGGAATTCGGAACGTGCTGACGCGAAAGCGATTATACAGCAGGAAGCGGACGAATGGGCGCGGAATAATCCCCCGCCGCCACCGCCGCCACAGGAACCGGATGTAACGCCGTCTGAGAGTCCGTCATTGTTGGAAAGGGCGGCTAATACAGGAAAGGTGCTTGAAAACGGCTGGAATGCAATAAAAACGAAGTGGGGCGAATGGACGGGGACGATTAGCAATCTTGCGGGGACGAGCAGCTTTGCCGATTCCCGCAGCTCTAAAAATACGGTGAATGCGCCGGTCACAATTAACGTGTACGGAAATGACGCAGATCCGCAGGACATTGGACGTGCAGCGGCATCGGAGATAAGAAAGGTACTGCCGGAACGTGATATCGGTAATATTTACGACAGGGGGGCGGGTATGCAGTGAGTTTAATTACGTCAATCAAAGATTATGGAAAAGAAATCACATCATCCCGTGCCAGCTGGACGGATTTTACTAAAGATGTTGCAAAAGTATTTAACAATCAAACGCTGCTGGATTACACCACTGCGTTTAATAATTTTGAGGACTATATTTTATATACACCGAAATGGACAATTGGCGGAGCTGCATTTTCTGGTATTATGCGTACGAACCACTCTTTATCTGTGGAAGCAACGCATTATCCGGTACAATCCGGCTCTGTTATGACCGACCACGCGATATTGCTCCCGGCGGAAATTGATATTGATGTAATGGTATCGGACGCGGAGGTCTACGCGCGGTCAATTAAAACGGGAAATCGGTTATTTGACACGGTGCTTGATGTTTATAACAAAGCCACCAGCATAATTCCGATTACCAATTTTTTTGCACCGCCCGGCCAGCCTGCAGTTACCGGCGACAGGGGTATATCTGCATGGACGCTCTTTGCAAATATGATTATTGCCCGCGTTCCTGTTGATGTGGTGACGAGGTTGGGAACGTATCACAATATGCTCTTAGTCCATGCTGAAGCACCGGACGATGTAAACAGCCTGCACGGATTGAACTGCTCGCTGCATTTTGAACAAATCGACGTGGCGCAGGTCGCCGAAGTTCAGGTATCCGCCCGATCGCAAACGACGGGATCGTCCAATTCCGGCGCGCAGCCGGTTGACACGGATTCTCCGGCGAACAATCAAAGCATATTGTCTGCGATTAACGATTCTATCGGAGGTAAATGATGTATTCAATTATACCGATTACCGCGAAACCTCGGAACACGTTTTCATGCAAAATACCGGTTGACAGTAAAAATATAACATTAGTATTTTCGACAAGATACAATGAGATTGCAGGATATTGGAATGTATCGGTATCCGACGGCAACGGCACGGAGTTGATACACAATCTGCCAATGCTGCCGGGGCAGAATATACTGGAACAATATTCATATCTCGAGATTGGTGCCGCCTGCGTTATCCCTGCCCACAAGACGGATGATGAATGGCCGAATGCGGGGAATCTCGGTGCCGATTGGTTGCTTGTCTGGAGTGATACGGCATGAGCGCAAGACAGGAAATTACAACGACAGCCAATCTCGGCTTATACGGTCGTATGTGGCGGGTATTAGTGCAATACGAAGAGACAACAGCTCTCAATGTGTCTAATCTTCGAACAGTATTTGAGATCAAGAAAAATGCGTTGGGACAGCCGTCTATTGCACATATTATGATATATAATCTGGCTCCGGATACGGAAGCGCAAATCATCAAAGAGGGCTTTCATGTCCAGCTTGAAGCTGGGTATGTGGCGCAGTACGGGTTGATATTTAATGGCGATATTATACAGGTTTTCCGGAACCGTGAAGACGGTATAAATTATCGGCTTGAAATCATAGCTGCTGACGGCAAGAACTTTTACGGCGGTAATTTTATACGGACTACACTGGCGGCGGGCAGTAATCCTCGTGATGTCATCGAAGCGACGGCCAAGCTGGCATATTATCCAATTGAAATCGAGCATGTATCAGAAAATTTACCGGAAACAACATTGCCGCGCGGCAAAGTATGCTTTGGTTATCCGGCAGATATATTGGATGATCAGGCGCGCACCACTGATTCGTTCGTGCAAGTCGATAATGGTAAGCTCGAAGTCCGAAAATATACCGACCCGATCCCAGATGATAAATGTCTATATCTTACACCGCAAACAGGATTGGTCGGGACACCGGAATATACTGATGACGGCATTGGTATTCGCATGCTATTAAATCCGGTCGTCACGATTCATGGTTTAATTAAAATTGACAATGATATTATTCAGCGGACGGCGGTTGATACCGGCCAAATGATGAAACCGAATATGTCACCGGCAGGCGGCAAGGTTGCTGATCAGAACACCCGATTCGATCCGACCGGTGAATACGAGGTCTATTCGCTGGTGCATTCTGGTGATACGCATGGCGAAACATGGCTGACGGAAATTATAGGAATCGGCAGAAACGGAAAATCCGGGCTTCCGATTATGGTTGATTCTGCAGATGGGACGGTGAGGTCATGATATCAATTGAAAGTCGAACTGCAGGGAATTTGGATAAATCGCGACGGGAGCGGAGTGATTTTTCTCGCACTCTTCGTGTTGCGATTCCCGGCATTGTGACCGAGGTGAATTATTCGGCGCAGACGGTATCTGTGCAGCCGACCATTCGGGAAAAAATAGAAATAAATGGAACGTATCAATGGGTCGAATTACCGATATTGATTAACGTTCCATTTTTTATATATTCCGGCGGCGGCTATTGCATTACGCTGCCCGTTTCGCCGGGTGATGAATGCTTGGTGATTTTTGCCGATTCCTGCATCGATGCGTGGTGGCAATCCGGCGGTGTGCAAAATCAGGTCGAACGTCGCAGGCACGATCTATCGGACGGCATGGCAATTGTCGGGTTTCGGTCGCAGGTGCATACGGCGCCGGGATATTCCAGCGATTCCGTGCAGGTCAGGACGGAAGATGGCGGGACGTTCATTGATTTGAGGCCGGGGCAGGTCACGATAAATGCGAATGTACAGATTAACGGCAATTTATCAACGTCCGGCAACGCTCAGACCGGAGGAAACCATACAGTTACCGGTACGCTCAAGGCAGGGGGAATCAACATGAATACGCATACTCACCGCGGAGACAGTGGTGGAAGCACGGGGGCACCCCGATGAAATACAGACGATTGGACGAAAACGGCGACTATACATTCGGAGCCGGATCGGCGAACTATGTAACCGATCGGGAGGCTTGCGCGCAGGCGATTAAAACGCGACTGCTGTTATTTCTCGCCGAATGGTGGGAAGATTTGAATGATGGGCTGCCACTCTGGCAGAAAATATTAGGTCATAGCGACATCAAGGCGGCTGAACAACTCCTGCGTGACCGTATCACCGGCACCGAACATGTACAGGACATTATTGAATTTCATTCGTACTGGAACGGTGACACTCGGCAGTACACGTTCTCCTGCACCGTCAGGACAGACTATGGCAAAGTGCAGTTATCGGAGGTGAAAATGTAATGGCATATTTTAAACCGTATATAGATGCGTCCGGATATCATTATCCGACATATAACGATATCCGGGATGATATGATAGATCATTTCCGGCAGATTTACGGACAGGACATATACCTCGGAAATGACAGTCAGGACTATCAAATGATTAGCATTTTCGCCCTAAAAATCTATGATACGTTTCAGGCGGTCGAACTGGATTATAATAACCGGTCACCGAAAACCGCAATCGGCACCGCATTAGATGGGCTCGTGAAAATCAACGGACTAACGCGCAAGAAGGCATCATACAGTACAGTACAAGTCACACTCACCGGTGATGCCGGGACGCAGGTCGTTAGGGGGGTCGTGCGGGATAGTAACGATGTACAGTGGGCATTACCGTACGTTGTCAATATCGGCAACGCGGGAACCGTTACAATCACCGCTACATGTAAAAAGATTGGTGCCGTCGGGGCACCGGCAGGATCAGTCACGGGTATTGTTACGCCGACGAAAGGCTGGGTATCTGTTACGAATAAAGAGCAGGCTGTATTGGGGCGGCCGGTGGAAACGGACAAGCAATTGAGGGCAAGACAGACTATCTCTGTTGCCAATCCGTCGCAGGCGGTTATCGAATC